GTTGAGAAGACTGCTGTGGAGTACGACATGGCGGGTGCTGTGACCCAGCGCAGCAATGCTCAGATCATTTGCAAGTTGGCGATGTTGATTCGTCAGCAGACGCTATTGAAGGCAGCGGAAGCGATTAAGCGCTATGCCGAGGTGCCCGCAGAGGCGACGGTCATTATGCTCAAAGACCCTTTGGAGGATCAGTAAATTGAAACGCTTCCTCTCTCTAGGTGCTGGCGTACAGTCGTCCACTCTTGCTTTGATGATTGCCCATGGCGAATTGGAGCCGGTTGAGGCTGCAATCTTTGCTGATACAGGGTGGGAGCCAAAAAAGGTTTACGACTGGCTAGATTGGCTTGAAAAGCAGTTGCCGTTCCCGGTGCATCGGGTACAGAAAGGTAACTTGCGGCAGGACATTCTAAACAAACAGCAAGGCGTGCGTGTTGCAGCAGTTCCTTGGCACATCACGATGCCAAATGGGGACCGCACTATGGGAAGAAGGCAATGCACAATGGAATATAAAATTCAGCCTTTAACTCGCAAGACGAGAGATTTGCTGGGGCTTGCACCTCGGCAGCGTGCCAAAGGAATCATGTGCGAAATGTTGATCGGCATCAGCACCGACGAGGCGATGAGGATGAAGCCGTCGCAAGAGGCGTGGAAGGTTCACCGCTGGCCTTTAATCGACAAAGGCATGAGCCGGTCGGACTGCCTTGCATGGATGGAGCGCAAGGGCTATCCGTTACCACCAAAGTCCAGTTGTATTGGCTGTCCGTTCCATAACGACCACGAATGGCGTGCCATCAAGGCTGACCCTGAAGCGTGGGCTGATGCGCTGGAAGTGGATGCGGCGATACGTCAACAACCGGGGATGAAAGGTCGTCAATTTATGCACCGTTCATGCGTTTCTCTTGACCAAGTAGATTTTTCTACCGCTGCTGACCACGGTCAGATTGATATGTTTAATAACGAATGTGAGGGGATGTGCGGAGTATGAGCCGTTTTGTTTTCTTTCACGTTGGGTCTGACATCAGTTTCCCGACGAAGATGGTGCAGTCGCTGAAGGCTGTAATGCCGGACTCTGAGGTCATCATGTGCACGGACGATGCGACTCCGCAGGTGTCGGGTGTAAATGACTATAAGTACTCGCAGGGCAACTACGAGCAGATGATGTACTGGCGAACGAGGGCGTTTGCTGAGGCGAGGCTAACCAAACCGGCTGCGTACATTGACACCGACATGTTGTTTGCGTTGCCGCTAGACCCGGCTGCGATTTTGGCGGAGCGAGAGATTGTGTTCTGTCGGCGGTCGTTTGACCGGGACGCGGGGTTTAACGGACAGCAGCGGGGTGGGGTATTCAAGAAGTATCACGGCATTCCGCTTGGGGCTTTGTACCCGTACTTGGGGTGTTTCACGATCACGAAGTCGTGGCGCGAGTGGCAAAACCTGACGTTGCTGATGGGCTTTATGGATAAGCCGTTGCAGTCGTGGTATGGCGATCAGGAGGCCCTAAAGGTGTACTCGCACATGCTGTACCCGGAGCTGGTGGGCGAGGTTGAAGAGATGGATTATGCGTGTTTGCCTGACAAGGCACCGGAGGGTCATGTACCCCGGATTCTGCACTATAAGGGTGCAGCGCGTAAGGAGGCATTTTTAAATGCTTAAGGTTTTTATTGGTTGGGATCGGCGTGAAGACGGGGCCTATCAAGTGGCCAAGCATTCGATGGAGTTGTACTCCTCAATCCCGCTCGACATCGTTCCGATAAAGCAGCACGAGTTGCGAGAGCAGGGTATCTATACGCGCCCTGTGGATGCTCTTGCGAGCACGGAGTTCAGCCTCACGCGGTTTTTGACTCCATATCTCGCGGGGTATTCCGGCTGGGCCTTGTTTTGCGACTGCGATTTTCTTTTCCGGGGGGACATCGCGACTTTGCTTGACTACGCCGACGGGGCAAAAGCGTGCTTCGTTGTACCGCACGACTACCGGCCTACTGAAGCGGTCAAAATGGATAACAAGGCGCAACATCAATATCCCCGAAAGAACTGGTCAAGCTTTATGTTCATCAACTGTGAGCATGAACAAGTTAAGCGATTAACGCCAGAGATTGTGAACGCTGCCACACCCGCGTATCTTCATAGGTTTGAGTGGCTGACGGACGATGTGATCGGGCACTTGCCGATTGCGTACAACTATCTTGAGGGCTGGTACAGCCGCAATGACTGCCCTAATCCGATAGCGGTGCACATGACTCGCGGGACTCCATTGTTCAAGGACTGGACGCATGTGGAGTACGGCAAGGAGTGGATGGCCATGGCGGCGATGGTATGAGCAAGCACGCTAAAGCCATCAAGGCGATTGAGACGGCGTTTCAGGCGGGCAAGTATGCCGAAGCCTTGGATCTGACCAACCATGCCATTGCCTTGAATCCGAAGGATCCTGTTGCGTACCGGGCTAGAGGTCGGTTGCTTCAAATGCAGCGCAAGTTTGAGGAGGCCATCAAGTACTACGATGCTGCGGAGCGACGGGGTGCCAAGGACGCGGACGATTTTGTGAACCGTGGTATCTGCAAGGCTGAGTTGCAGCGGTACGACGATGGGATTGAGGACTTTACGAAAGCGTTGGAGAAGAATCCGAAGTACTTGCATGCTGTAATTCAGCGTGGCGCGGCCCAGTGGGAGATGCGGCGTTGGGACAAGGCAGAGGAGAATTTCCGGCTTGCCAACGAGATTGCGCCCGACGATGCCAATGCGAACTGGATTTTGGGGTTGTTGGCTTTGCAGCGTAATGAGTTCAAGTCGCGTCCGTTGCAGACTGACAAGCCGGAGTGGGAGAAGGACACGGGGCTACGGTCTGTGCTGGTATGGGGCGAGCAGGGCATTGGCGATCAGATCATTTACGGGTCTTTGCTGCCAGCGGTTCGCGAGCGCACTGATCATGTAACGGCGATGGTTGACCCCCGGTTGATTTCTATTTTCAGCCGGTCGATGCCAGACATTGTGTTTCAGTCTCAGATGGACAAGATCCCGAAGGATCGACATGACTCGCACTTGCCATTTGCGTCGATTGGGGGTCATTTCATTCAAGAGGTGGAGGACATTCCCCGTCACGTTAAGTCGCCCTTTCTGAAGGCTGACCCTGACCGTGTAGCGCAATTGAGAGTAGAGTTGGGTATTCAGCCGGGGGACTTTGTGGTGGGGTTATCGTGGTTAAGCACTGCGATGAAGATTGGCCCGCACAAGAGCATTCCGCTGGTCGAGTTGTTACCAATTATCAACGGGCCTAACAGGAAGATCGTCAATGTTCAGTACGGCTTCAAGAAGTCTGACACAGACCTCTTCAACGCAGAGCATGGCACCAACGTCCTTACCTCTTCGGTGGACTTATGGAAAGACTTTGAGGGTCTCGCCGCATTGCTCATGGTCTGCGATGTTGTCGTGGCGGTCAGCAGCACAACGGTGCATTTGGCCGGGGCGCTTGGGCAGCGGGTCTTGCTCATGGATGCCAACAAGCTGTGGTACTGGGGAAACAAAATTGGCGACGCGAGCGCGTGGTATCCAAGGACGAAGATTTTTCAAAGAGAGAACATGATTTCTCCTTGGAATAAAGTGGTTGATTTAGTTAGAAGTGAAGTGGAGTTTATTCAAAATGAAAGAGGGTAAAGATGCCGTCCGAGAATACCTTGCGACTATCGGAAGCCGAGGTGGAAGCGCTGCTAGAGGAGCTAAGAAGCGACGTCCCAAGGAGCACTATAAGCGAATGGCAAAGCTCAGCGCCGCTAAGCGACGAAAGAACAAGCGATCCCGTGAACCCGAGTCACTACAAGAAGGGCGGGATTGAGTGTATTGATGCCATACGGTCGATGCTGACCGAGGAGGAATGGCGGGGTTTTCTGAAAGGTACAGCCATGGCGTATATCTGGCGGCTTGGGCATAAGGATGCCCCCGAGCAGGACGCTAAAAAGACGTTGTGGTACGTCTCATGGCTTGCCAATCAAGATCCGAGGGGGTAAGATCCCCCTGTGCTATCTCGTGACACTCTCCTGTAAATCAGGTTGCCCCGGAGTTGAGCGAAAGTTCCTCCGGGGATTTTTTTGTCACTTTGCCCTGACACGATAAACGCGGCGATCCCGTCCGGGGCCATTGGCCTTAATGACTTCTTCCACGATGTCGCCTGCCTCTAGAAGCGTTTGCAGGATCTCGTTGCGGTCGCGGGCTTTCATGCCTTGGAGCGACTTGGCGAGTTGAGTGCTGCTGGCCCCGAGGTCGCCTTGCTTGCGGATGAAGTTCAGGATGCGCTTATGCGAGGCTTCGGTTTCGTTCTCTGAGATTTCCCGCACGAGCAGATCTTCGGTGTAGTTAAAGCTCCAGCGACAAAAGTCGTTAGCCATTTTGAAGACTTCCAAGGTGACGATGGGGCTAACCGGGTTGCGTGCGATGGCTTCGATCATGGCGACTTTGATAGTCATTTCGGAGAAACGCACCCAGATATGTTCGTCCTTGCGGGACTG